CCATTTCCCCGGACCACTCGCGGACGCCCTTCAACGGGTTGGGGTGTCCGGCACGCATCACGTGGAACTTGAACAGGCGGATGCAATCCGCGTCCTTCCAGTCGAAGACGCGGCCCGCGAAGCGGTCATGGGTCGCTTGGGTGATGGCGAGGCGATCAATAAGGGTTTTCATGGTCCGTGTTACTCGGTTCAGAACTGCGCGCGATAGGCCATCATGCCCAGGACGCCGCCCCGGAAGTATGCCTGGGCCAGACCTTCCTGCGTAGGGCCGGGCGCAGGCGATGCGGCGTAGTTGCCATTCGCGGCGCTGATAAGGGGCGAGCGGGCGGCGTCGGACCCCCAGGGCAGGGTCCGTTCAATGTCGGACACATACTCCGCGCCGCGCGCGCCGGGGAACGCCTTCGTAATGGTCTGGTGGTTCAGGCGTTGGCCTTCATCGTTCGCGAACAGAAAATCCAGCACGCTGGACACGTCGTATTCCACGGCGCGGTTCTGCTGGCCGCCGATGAAGCGCGGCTGATTGAGGAAGCCCCAGAACTGAAGTTCCGTCCCGATGACTTCCCCGGTTTCATGGTTCAGCACGCCGTACCACAGGCGGGTTTGCGCCATCTGATTGGTGGGCAGGTTCAGCTGGGCGGCGGCGGCGTGGGTGGGCGGATTGATCGCCAGCCGCATTTTGGGCGACGTGGTGCCCAGCCCCTCGCTGGTCGCTTCCAAGCTGCCCAGGGTGCCGTACACCGCGTCTTCACCGAAGAACGTCTGCGGCGCGGGAACGTCGGTCAGCAGGTCCGGCACCATGAAGGTGACCTGCGAACCACCGGCCAGCAGGCGCAGGGTGTAGAACGGCAGGCGGACTTCCACCGCCGCGAAGTCGGGGACGAACGGCTGTTCCAGCGCGAAGTCCATAGCGGGCGTGGTCATACGCGCTCCTTAATGCTGAACGACAGGCCGTAGTGGTGCGCTTCGTCCACGTCCCATTCCACCCCCTTGGGGCCGAAGCCCTGTAGCTTCACGTCATTGAACGATGCGCCGTGGGCGTCGCTGGTAGGGATGCGCAAGGGCGGCCGAATCACCAGCGCCCCCGGAATGGCGTTCGTCTGGACGACGGCGTGCAGATACGGGCGGCCATCCTTGCGCAAAACGGTAAGGAACTGACCGCCCAGGACGGTCTGCGCGTCGCCGCCCAGCTGCACCACCGTGGCATTGGCGGACGACACGGCGCTGAAGGCTCGCCAGCCCACCGCTTCCGCCTGGGCTGGCGACAGGCCCGGCTGGCGGAAGCGCACAATGGTTTCCTCAGTCTCAGCGCGCAGCAGGGCCGCGACCAGACGCCGGGCGCGGCCGTACTCCATGGGCGGGTACGTCATGTCCACCGCGAACTTGCTCCCCGGCTGGGCGAAGCGTTGATCCGCGCCTATGCCGTTGGATTCCGGCTCGATCACGTTGGACAGCAGGCGCACCTTCATTTTGCGCGGGCCAAGGTCGTTCGGGAAGTCGAAGGCCATTCGGGTGCCCCTGTTTAAACGAAGCTGGACGCGGCATTGCGCGCCATTTCTTCGGGGATGACGGAACGGGCGATCTGCACCCCGGCGCTGGCCCCGTCGCGCACCGCCGCGTTGTACGCGTCGGTGATGGCGGACTTGATCCAGGCCGACGTGAGAGCGTCCGGCGCGTACACGGTGATTTGCGGCGCGACCGGCCCGCCGTCGCCCAGGCTGCCATGCGGCAGGACGGTGCCCGAAGTCTTAGGGATGAAGGGTTCGGGGCCTTCCTCGCCCACCATGTACACCCGGCCAGGAACCACCGGGCCGCCTTCAGCACGGAAGCCGCCGAACAGCGAGCCGATGCCCTTTGCGATGCCGCCGATGGTGCCCAGGAAGCCCGCGCCGCCGGAACCGCCCGTGGGACCGGCCGCGCTGGGCGTCGCCCAGTTCATCATGGACGCCTTCATGCGGTCGATAATCGGCTGAATCACCAGAATGCGCAGCAGTTCCTTCATCAGTTCCTTCCATGCGTCCTGCCACGTCTTAGTGCCGGTCGCCACGTCTTCCAGCGCGTCGGCCGTGGCCTCAATGGCGCTGAACTGGGCGCGCATGGCGGGGTTCGTGTCGGCCAGATGGCGACGGAACGATTCCTGGGCGTCGGTCATCGCCGCGTTGAAGGTGTATTGGCTGATAGCGCCCGCGTTCAGCAGTTTGCGCAGCTTTTTGACTTCCTCGTTATAGGCCAGCTGGGCGTCGTAAGTCAGCGTCAGCTGCTGGCCGGTCTTCATGAGGTCGGCGCGATACTCCGAACCTTCGGCGGCCAGGGCGGCGTCGGCGGCGGCGCGCAGGGCGGGCGGTAGCTGCGCGAGACTGTTGCGCCACACGTCCAGCCCACCGGCCGCGTCAAAGGCCGCCTGGGCCACCACGGGTTCAACCGTGGCGAGGTCCAGCCCGCCTTCCTTGGCCAGGGCGATCTGCGCCGTATATTCGCGGACGGCGGCGGCCAGCGGGTCGGCCATGTCGGCCAGCGCCTGCACCGAATCCTTGATTTCCTCCATGCGCATGGCGCGCGCGGCGGCGGCGACGGCCGGGGGCAGGGTGTCCAGGCGGTCCTTCAGCTTGTCCCACCCGCCTGCGGCCTCCACGGCCTCGCGGGCCAGTAGGTTCGTGGCCGCCGTCATGTCCACGCCGCCCCGGCGAGCGACGCCCAGGGTTTCGTTATAGGCGGCCAGGGCGGCCGACACGGGATCAAGTTTTTCCTTCAGGTCGGCCAGCGCCGTGGCGTATTCGCGGGCCGCCTTGCTGGCCTCGCTGTTCGCACGGCCGCCACCGCCGCCCCCAGCAGGGGCGGCAGGCGCGGCCGGGGCTGCCGGGGCACGCGGGGCCGGGGCAGCGGCCGGGGCCGGTGCTGGGGCGGCTGCGGGGGCACCGGGGGCCTGGGCGTCTTTCGCCAGCGCCCCGAACGCGGCGCGCAGGTCGCGGATGCGGTTCGCGGCCCATTCGATCAGCGGCCCCAAGCGATCCTGCACCCACGCCTTCACGCCGTCGTACAGGTCTTTCGCGAACTGGACGGCCCCCCGGAAGGCCGATCCGAACGCCTCCATGACGCCGCCCGCTCGCTCGCCAATCCAGGCGAACACGGGGGCCAGATTGTTCACGAACCACCCGCGCACGGCGTTGACCATGCCCAGGACGGCTTCCTTTGCCCCCGGCAGCAGCAGGTCCAGCACGTTCAGGAAGGTGTCCACCGCATTGGTCAAGATGCGCACGGCGTCGTCCCACGCGCCCTTCCAGTCGCCGCGCAGCACAGCGGCGACCAGGGCCACCACATTGGTCACATGGCGGACCACGCCCCGGAACGTCTCCACGAAGATGGCGAGCGCCCGGCCGATGACTTCCCCGAAGACCTTTCCGACGATGGCCGCAAGGTCGGTCAGGAGGCCCATGACGGCTTTAATGGCCGTGCCCACGTCGGAACCCATGACCTGCTTAAAGGCCGCGCCCAGGGTGGCCAGCAGGCCCTTCACGTCGTTCAGCAGCCCGGTCAGAGACGGCCCCAGGGCTTCCTGGAACGCCGCCCAGGCGGACGACAGGAAAGCCGCGATCTGTTCGCGGAACACGTACACAGCCGCGCCGATGGCCGCGAAGGCGGCGACGAACGGGGCCACGGTGCCGATGATGAAGCCGATGGCATAGGCGAGGCCGCCCGCGCCCGCCGTCATGCCCAGGGCACCGGCCAGCCCCATGACCACCGGAATCAGGGTGCCGATGGCCGACACGATGGACCCCAGGGCCACGATGATGGGACCGGCGGCGATGGCGATACCGCCGAAGACCAGCAGCGCGGTTTGCAGCTGCGGGTTCAGGTTGCCGAAGCCCTCCACGATTTTCTGAATGAAGCCCACAATGGGCGTGAAGACCGGCAGAATCTTGCTGCCAAGCGTCACGCTCAGTTCGTTCCATGCCGATTGCAGGGACCGGACGGTGTTCGTCGCGGAATCCCCGGTGCGGATCACGTCGCCCTGGGCCTCTTGCGTGCCCTTCATAATCAGAGACGCGCGGGCTTGGATTTTCTGCTGTTCGGTCAGTTCCGCGCCCGCCTTGGCCAGCCCCATGGCGTAGGCTTCGGCCTTCACGCTCCCTTCGGTCAGATAGACGTTGAACCGGCGCAGGGGTTCGGCCTCGCCGGACAGACCAGAGCGCAGCGCGCCCAGGGCCTCTTCCGGGTTCATGTCGAAGAACGACGCCAAGTCCTGGGCCAGGACCGTGAACTGTTTGGCCATTTCCGTGGCCTGTTCCGTCGCCGGGCCGCCAGCCTTGAACAGGCCGTTAAACGCGGTCGCGCCTTCCTGAAGTTCATAGGTGGACCGGCCCATGGCGTCGCCCATGGTTTCGGCCCACTTGCGGGTGGAGTCGGCCATACCGCCGAACGACACATCAAACGCCGACTGCATTTCCTCCGCAGCCATGGCGGTTTTCACCATGTTGCCCGCGACGAAGGCGAGCGGGGCAGACACCCACAGGGACATATTGCCCCCGAAGTCCTGCATGGACTTGCCCGCCTTCTGGAACTTGTCGCTGAAGGATTTGACTTGATCGGCCGCCTTGCTGAACCCGGACGCGAAGTCAGCGATAGACGCGGACAGGTCTGCGCGAAGGGCACCGATGACGGCCGACATTGGCTATTCCTCTTCCTCTCCGAAGCCTGGGGGCAGGTGATCTTCCCCCCCAAGTTCGCGGTTCCACTTACGAATGGCCGCCAGCAGTTCCTTGGGGGTCTGCGGGCGGGTCGGTTTCAGCTTGCCGGTTATGGCGCGCTGAATCTTGTCAAGGTCGGGCATTTTCTTGGCGCGGGCGAATGCCGCTTGGTGCCACGCCAGGGCCATGCCCACGCTGAAGTCCCGAAGTTCGCGGCGGCGCTGGCCTTCCAGTACCGCCGCGAACTCGCGAGGCGTCAGCTTCCAGAACGTCGGCGGTTGAATGCCGACGGCGGCGGCCTCCGTTAGGAGGTCGTCCCAGGTGACTGGCCCGCCGTCGGCTTCGGAGGGTCCGACGGCTTTTCGTCACCGTCTCCCTTCGCCTTCGGGCGGACCATGGCCGCGTTCAGGGCTTCCCCGGCCGTGCCGATGATGGCTTGCGCGTCGGGGATAGTTTCGCCCTTCAGCATGGCCTTCACGGCGTCCGGCGTCAGGTCGGGTTCGCCGTCCAGAAGCCCAGCCCACAGCAGCAGGTGCATCTGGCCCACCCGAAGGCTGGCCATGGCTTCCTGCATGTTGCTGACCGTGGCTCCGATGGCGTCGCACAGTTCGCACAGCGCGGCGTAATCGAAGACCAGAACGCGGGTTTTTCCGCCGACGGTGACGGTTTGGCGTTGAGACTCTTTCGTGGCCATCGGCTTAGACCACCGGGGCCAGGGACGGCTTGCCCGTCACCTTCAGGGTGGCGTTGGCGGTCATCTTGTCGTCCAGCGGGGTTTCGCCCTCGCGGTTCGTGACGATGCCGCGAACCATCCAGCGAACCGGCGGCTTCGTCGGAATCGTGATGGCGACATAGATCGCGCCATCATATTCGAACCCGGCTTCCAGCGCCTGCTGGCCTTCGTCGTCCTGAATCCGGTTGAACTCAAGCGGGACTTCGCCGCCGTCCTTCAGGCCAGAAATGAACTCGCGGTAGCGATCCGGCGAGTCCATGTTCGTGGCGTCCACGGTGTCCTTCGTGCGCGAAGGCTCCGACACCGTGATGATTTCGCCCACCTTCGTCATGGCGGCGATAAGCGGCGGGGTGGCGGCCCCGAACGGGGAAGCCTCCACGTGGACGGTCGCGCCGAAGCCGATCCGTGCTTTGGTTTCAGCCATAGCTGTGTCCTCTTTCCTTTCCAGTGTTACGCCACCACGGCGAACTCAATCAGACGACGACGCACCTTAGAAGGGCTGGACAGGGCCGTGCCTGATTCGGTCGCGTCGCGGTCAATAGTGCAGAAAATCCCCTGTACTTCCACAGGCTGGCCGCCCTCCACGGGCACCAGCCCCTTGTAAGCCCCCAGGCAATCAATCAGCGCGTCGCCCAGGGCCACGCATTCGTCCCACGTCTCCGCGTACACATCGAACTGCACGCGGGCGCGGCGGAAGTTGCTGCTGCCGCCGAAGTGATAGGCGTGCAGACGGGACGGGACGGCGTACAGCGACGCCGGATAGGTGGGGGCCTGGGGGAAGTCGATAGGGTACAGTCGGTCCCCCTGAATGGCGGTAACGGCCGGGTCCGAAGTCACCAGCGCGTACAGGGCGTCTTCCATGGTGGACATTGTTTAAACGCTCCGGTTCGCAGACACGGCCCCGGCGCTGGCGCGCTTGGCCTTTCGCTTCGCCAGCCGCCGCGCGCTGGCCTCAATCTCGCGGCCCAGGATGCGCCCAAAGTCATTGATGACCTGGGGCGCGGTCTGGTCGAAGGCGGGGCGCATGAACGGCTGCATGGGCATGATGCCACGATAAGCCCCGCCCATGCCCTTGTCCCGCGCCGTCCGGCCTTTCTTGCCGCGCGCGTCGCCGCCGCCGGTCGTGTAGCGGGGCGACGATCCAAACTCAAACAAGTGCGCCAGGGCGTGCGGGCGCTCGCCCACAAAGGTGGTCACCACATAAGTGCCGGACGTGGCGCGGGTCTGGCGGCCGGTCTGCGCGCGCTGGCGGCGCGACAGGCGGTCGCTGTTCGTCATGCGCACCTTCAGTTCGGGCGTGGGGGCCATGGACGCGCCACGCTCCACCATGACCACGGCCGCCTTTTTCAGCGCACGGCGCAGCGTGGACTTCGCCA